ATGCCAAGTAAGTCGGTTAATATTACACTATCGACTCCAATTGGTCCTCTAAAAATATACGTAGATAAACGAGAACAAGCTCATGCAGAAAGGTTGATTGCTAAAACTCCAAGTATCTTAACTAAGGGTTATGCGAAAGGTACAGAAAGGTTTGGCAATCAACTTCTCCGTATAGTAAGACGAAGTTTGAATACTGGTGTTCCCCCAAGAGGTTCAGGAGTATCATGGCCACCACATGCTCCTGGTACCATAAAGAAATATGGAGACCATACCATGCTAAATCTTACCGGACAATATGCCAGGTCAGTTACTTTAGTAAAGGGTAAGAAAAGAACTTTCGTTGGTTTACCAATTGGAATCAAGAAGATTACTTATACTGGTAAGACTTCAAGAAAAACTTTGAATCAGATAGCTATCATGTTAGAGTATGGTAGTAGAGATGGTAATTTACCATCTCGTCCTCTCTGGGCTCCTGCATTTAAGGCTGCTGGTGGAAAAGCTGCCTTACAAAAGGAAATACGTAATGAAGTTAGAAAAGAAATAAGGAGGATTATATAATGGCAGTAGATTTTGAAATATCTTCACTATCAGGAACTGGTACTGCTACCATTCGTGTAAAACCGAAAGCAGTAAATACAGAACAGACCTTAAAAGAGCAGGTCCTCAAGGTAGTAGTTCAGGGTGTAGAAAGGGAAGTAACTCTGATACAACGAAAGGCTGCTCCTAAAGTAGAGACCTGGGGAACTTATTTTAGTATCACTCCGGAAACTACTTCCCATACTTTCGATGGTACTAAAAAGGGTGAGACTTTAGAAATAGGGGTATATAGTTACCAACAGAAGTTTATAAATAATGAGCCTCAAGATGAATACCGTGCTGTAGATTGGAAATTAGAAAGCTCATCCGATTGGTTAGAGGTAACCCAAGAAATTGGGGAAGGTAATAATGCTGGAAAATTAACAGTTAAGACGCTCTCTTATAACAACGAGTATGAGGCAAGCACTTATAATCCAAAGGAAAGAAGCGGTGTTATACGAATAGTATCTCAGGCTGGTACGAAAGATATAACTATAAAACAATCTCCTGGTAAAAGAACTACTAAGTATGGCTTTGAACCCACTCCGAATATACCATTCCCAAACCTTGGTCAAAATACTAGTACTGCTCAGATTAGTAATGTAAAGGGTTATCAGTACTACCTTATCAACGGTATTCAAGTTGCTAAATTTATAAAACAATTTAAGATAACCGATATAAGTAAGACAATAGATGGTCAATTCCCTGGTATTGGTTCAGAACCAATATCCTTTAAAGTATGGCTTACCGATTATCCTTCAAATATTGCTACTCAATGGGTTAGTGAATTAAATTGTGTTGGTCATTTACAAACCATAGCGAGTGGTTTTGGAGGTATTCAGGTAACTTATAATGGGTATATTAATGACAATGGCAATCAAAGTGTTCAGTTAAATATTAGATTAGGACTTTAATGGTAAACTCAGAAGAAATAGTAGAAAGAACTTTTTATATCTCTCTACTTAGTACAATGTTAGAAATGGGTCTTACCTTAAACCCAGAAGACTTCTTACCTTTGTCTCAAGAAAACGAAAAAAGATTTCAAGAGGCAATCAAAGGTATGAAGAAGTTTATACCCCTTTTTGGTATAGGGAATAATCAAGTAAAAGGCCCAAAGACTCTCCCAAGAATAACCATAGAACTACAGGGTTATTATGCTGGAGATATTGGTGTGAATAAATACATCATTGGTGATAAACTTGAGGATGGTAATTACCAAGCTTCAGAGTTTCCTTATGAAACAAAAGATATTACTATAGATGTACATCTAGTTTCTCAAACACAAGCCGATATGAGGTTGCTACATACCATCTTATATACTGGCTTACCTGCTAGAGGATACATAAAACCTTATTTCAATGATTTAGAGGAATGGGACAAGGGCAGGCTTGCATCAACCGGAAACCTATTCATTGAAATTGGTAATTATTATGATCATCCAGATGTAGAACATGGAATACTTGAAAAGGTATACACTTATGTATGTAAAGACGGTATTCTTCCAGAAAAAGCTTTGGGAGAAGGTACTCTTACACCTATCAAGGATATATCAGTTCTTATTGGATTGTTAGAACAAAACGAAAATGAAATGTTAGAGTTAAAAGTACCTAAGGCATAGGTACAATACTCTAGGGTATAAATTAAACAAGTAATTAACTTTAATCACAATAGAATTATGCCAACTTCACCTCACATTGACTTTAAGTTTAAGAACAACAATGTTCTTCAAACTACTCCCATGTTAGGAGTTTCTTGTGTATTGGCTAGAACTACTAAGGGCCCTTATGATGACCCATCAGAAATCATCTCTACATTCTCTCAGTTCCAAAGAATCTATGGTTCTGAAATTGTACCCGATGGTTCTGTATCAAATATCGAAAAGGCTTTGCAAGGTGGTTCTAAGCTTCGTGTTATTCGAGTGCTTGGTAAGGGAGCTACTCAAGGTACAGTAGCTGCAACTGCGGGTAAAGCTAAAACAGTTGCTAAATCCAAAGAGGAAGGTATAGCACCTGCTTCTGCTACTCCAGACCCTGCTACTCCTGCAGCATTGATAACCATTGCTTCTGGGGGAACTACTTATAGTTTGGGATTGGTAACCAAAGGTTATGGAGACCCAATCGGTAGTACTGATACCTTCCAGGTAGGTTTCTATAAACAATCCAATACCTTGTATTATAGAATCTATTCAGGCAATGGCCAGGTACTTGAACAAGGTCCGGTAGTAACTTATAAAACTGCCGATGATAACAATAATACTTCGGTAGATTACCTTGCTCTTAGTGCCTTTGCTAAGAACTCAGAGTATATCAAACCGGTAGTAGTTGCTGGTTCATCTTTTGAGAACTTAATCAAATGGCTTACCGATAGTGTAGATGGTACAAAAAATGCCGTTACTGTAACAGTTGGGGGAGCAGCTCCTTCAGATACCGAGAAACTATTTACCGGTACCGTAGGTAGTGCTGGTTCTAACCCTACTGCTGATGAATGGATCGCTTCATTGGATTTAGTAAGGGACTACACTGACTTTTACCAATTATTCATTTCCCATATCTCTCAACACCTTACTACTGATGCTGACGTACTCAAGGTATATAAGGCTGCTGCAGATATGGCAAAAGAACTGATGGAATGGGTACTGTATATCGAAGTTCCCAAACACTTAACCCATTACACCCAGGGTACTCAACCAAGAGACTATAAAGCTCAGGTTACTTGGGTACAGACTTGTCTTGGTACCGTGGGTAATTCCAAGTACATTGCTTACTTTGGAGGTGGCCTTAAGTACTACAATGAGAACGGCAATCTTCAAGATTCTGATGTAGTGGGTACCATTGCAGGTTTGGGAGATGCTTCTGCTACTCAATATGGTCCTTGGAAATCCTTTGCTGGTATGAACCGAGGAGTTATTGGAGATGCAGTTGGGCCCGTATGTCCAAATTATGGTTCTCCTTCTCGATATAATGAACTGAACACACTTGCTCAGAATTATATCAATGAGATGGTAATCAAAGATACTCCCGATGCAGGTAAACAAACCATGCTATGGCATTGTTTCTCTTCTCAGGTAAAACAGGATTCAGAAAGATTCCTTTCAATCGTAAGATTGAATTTGTATTTGAAGAAGTTCCTTCGTCCAGTACTTAACAAATACTTGGAAGAACCCAACGTTTGGGGAACTTGGAAAAGAATTTGGTTGGAAGTTAAACCTACATTAGATTCTTTGGTAGATGAAGATGCCATGACAGAATATACTTGGATGGGTGACCAGGATGCAACTTCTTGGGATGATCTTTCCGTAAATAACGAAGCAGATGCCCGTCAAGGTAAGTACCGTGCTATCCTTAAGTATAAGGATGTAGTTCCTATGCAAGAGGTAACTATGGAGATTGTAATTGATGCTGCTTCTAAGTCGGTATCAGTTGTAGAAACAAGTAATAACCTATAAACATATAACGATGGGAGCAAAAGTAAAAAATCCACGGAAGAAATTCTTGTGGAGTATCATGTTCCCCAAACACCCTATCAATACTTATCTATTCCAAAGTTGTACTTTGCCTGATATTGAGATTGACCAGGTGGCTCATGGGGATGTCAATAGAGATGTTAAAACTGCTGGTAGGGTTACTATAGGTAATCTTATCGTAGAGAAACTTATGACTACTGCAGGTTCAGATACCTGGCTTCATGACTGGCTCTATTCTTGCCAAGACCATATAGTTGGTGGTGGCTTAGTACCAAGCCAATATTGGGAAACGGCTATTGTAAACGAACTTGCCGAAGATGGAGTTTCGGTTCTTAATACCCACGTCTTCGAAGAGGTATGGCCATGTAAGATTACCGGCTTAGACTTGGACAGAATGGCTTCAGAGAATACCATAGAGTCCATAGAGTTCTCGGTGGGTACTGCAGACAAATACTAATTCCTTAGTCTATTTTCACTAAGATTCGGTGGAGGGGTGGGATTCCTGTGATAGGAGCTCACCCCTTTCTTGTTGTTATACGGAGTACTATGAACATTTGTAAACATTAAATATATCAAAATTATGGAATTTAGAACATTTAGATTTACCGGACCCTCTGGTTTCGAATATGAAATTAGAGAACAGAATGGAGCTGATGAAGACATTCTCAGTAACCTTTCAGACATGAAAACTTTAATGAACCTTACCAAGTTCATTGCAGCAATCGTAATTAGAACTAATGCCACTCCTAACGGTAAGCTAACCGTTGATGATGCTCTCAATCTACCAGTCAATGACCGCTATGCAATTATTTTCAATTCTCGTATATTCTCTTTGGGAGAGGAAGTAGAATTCGAATATGATTGGGGCAAAGAGAATGGTGGTAAGATTACTTATGGCCAAGACCTTCATGAGTTCCTTTTCGATTACGGTACTACTCCAACTGTAGAGGATTTAAATCAGAAGCCAGATGCTATCCCTTATTATCCAGAGGGAGTTAGATTGGTAGACCATGAATACACTCTTTCATCGGGCAAGAAAATCAAATTCGATTGTATGACTGGTAAGGGAGAACAAGAGTTCATGAAGTTGCCTTTGGATAAACAAACTAAGAATGCTCCTCTTCTTTGTCGGAACCTTTACTTAGAGGTCGATGGTAGTTGGGAGAAGGTAGAAAACTTTACTCCGTTTACTGCAAAGGATATGGCTGAGATGAGAAAGCATATCTTATCTATGGACCCTATCTTCAAAGGTGAATCTCATATCACTAACCCAACCACCGGAGAAGAAAGAACTTATCCTATAGTTTGGGCACCGAATTTTTTCTACCTGACGGAAGAGTAATGTTAGAGAGTGATTTTGTTTATATCACCAGAGCCGAGATAGCCTTAGACTATTTCGGCTTTTTACGTCTTCCGTACCGAATAAGGAAAATATTCAAGGAAATGGCCGAGCAATATTATAAACAATTAAAGAAAAGAAAGTAAATTATGAATACCAGTAGGAGTATAGTAGAGGTCGGTGTTGCCATGGTTTTAAAAGACCGATTCTCTCAAGAAGCTGGCAAGATATCGGGGTCATTCAGAACAATGATGAATGATATGAATACCTGGAATAGAGGTATACAGATGTCAGCTTCTAATACAATGGACTTCGGAATGCAGCTCGTAGGGGGAATGGCAAGGGCCTATAAATACTCTGCGGGTGTTCAGAATGAAGTTTGGACTGCTTCGAAAATTGCTGGTGCTACCATTGCAGAACAAAGAGAAATGTTACAATTGGCAAAAGATGTCAATGAGATAACTCCTCTTACTGCTTCGGATGTTGCATCAGGACAAAGATACCTGGCTATGGCGGGTAATAAATTCGATGCTATTAAAGAAATGATTGGGCCAGCATCTAAGCTGGCTTCAATCTTTACTATGCCAGTGGGACAGAAAGGTGGTGTAGCTGACTTGATGACCAATATCATGTCAATGTACCAAATCCCAATGGGGGAAGCCGCTAGAGTAACCGATGATTTATATACTGCAGTTACTAATGCAAATATATCTTTGACAGACTTAGCCCAGTCCATATCTTATGCAGGAGCAGATATGGCAACTGCTGGAGTAGATCTTCGGCAAACGGCTGCTGCCATCGGTGTATTGGGGGATATGGGTATACAGGGTTCTATGGCAGGTACCTCTCTGGCTAATATGATTCGTTACTTACAACTCTCTCTTGTTAATCAAAAAAAGAAAGGCTATAACGCTTTAGCAGACTTGGGCTTAAGTCCTGATGAGTTTTTCGATGCTCAGGGTAACCTTATAGATCTTTACACTATCTATCAGAAATTTGCCAAGGCGGCAGTAGATTTACCTTCACGAATTGAAACACCAACTTTCTTTAATATCTTTGGAGTTCGGGGTAATCGTGGTATGCTCCCCGTACTTAGGGATATTGCTTCTGGTAGAGATAAGATGGGTAAGATACTTGCTACTTATGACCAAAACATTGGGGCAGTAAATCGACTCAATGAAGAACGTCTTAAAACCGATGCAGGTGTAATTGACCAATTCGAATCAAGTATAGAGAACTTAACAGTTACCGCAGGTGCAGCTTTGGGTAGAATCTTTACCCCAGTACTAAATGTGGGTAACTCTATAATCAAAGTAATTAATTCTATCTCAGAAACTTGGGTTGGAGGTTTTGGTCTTAGAGTAGGAGCTACTGCAGTAGTAGTGGGTACTATAGTTGCAGGGTTTAATACTGTAAGAGGTATTATTAGGTCTGTTGGGTATTTACAGACTATTGCTACTGCTTCTACTGAAGGTATGTCTGCAGCAGCCATTAAGACGAACACCCAATTTGCTATTATGGAAGCTCATATGATAAGTATGGTAAATCTCATGAGGACCATGGTTCAATTGCAGATGATGATGGGGGGAGTTAGTATGAACAAAGCTGGTAGATTTCATAATACCAAATCCGGTAGATATATTAAAACACCCAATCCAGGGATGTCTCCAGCCACTTCACTCATTGGAGGTGTAGTTGGAGGTACTGTAGCTAATCAAGCTGGTAAACAAGCTGCTAAGACTGTTGCTACTAGAAGTTTAGCTTCGGTAGGTGGTAGGTTATTAGGGTTAATTGGTGGACCCTTGGGATTAGCTATTACCGTAGGTTTACCTTTACTAATAGAAGTAGGTAGTAGACTTATTGATTCAGTAGATAGGAATACTAATGCCCAAGATAAAGAAGACCCATCTGCAATCAGAGCTCAGAATGAAGAAAGGTTCTTGAATGCAATGAGAGCAGCTATTAGAGATGGGTTAAAAGACGGTAAGATTAATATCAGTGTAGATGGTGAGATATTGGGGGATTACTCTTTGGGTTCTCAGCAAGATTATACTGGTGTAGCATTAGGATTATAAAATTAAAACACTATGGCTAGAGTATTAAATAAAGCAGCAGGTAAGGTCGTTGAAAAATATAATGACCTTACAAGGGATACCGCAGGAGTTCTTACGGGTCCCTTAAATAAACTATGGAGAGCTCGGATATTACTCAATCGAACTATTTCTACTCTTCCAAAGGATGATGCTCAAAAGGGTAAACTCTATGACCCAAATGGAGTAATTGGAGAAGCTCAAATATCATCTAAGAATCCAACCCTAAACAAACAGCTCCAGGCTAAATGGAGAATGGAATTACAATTTCCAAGATTAGAAGAAGGTGAAGGAGTAGACCCAGCAAAAGGGAATAAGAATACCACTAATTACAGAAACTTTGAGGCTAAAGCTGATATCATATATCAGAATGAGGTAAGGATATATAATATGACTGTTAACCCTACTCAGTATATTACCTTACAGAATAGACCTCCAGAGTTGGACTTCAGGGGAGAAACCACATGGGCAACTATCAAATCCATGGGAAGGAATACTCCTATGTATCACTTTACTGGTGCTGAGGACATCATTCAATTCAATGTATCTTGGTACTGTAATGACCCAGAGAATCCAGAGGAGGTAATTAATAAGTGTAGGTTATTAGAGGCCTGGACTAAAGCTAACGGTTATCAATCGGCTCCGCCTATTGTTAAGATAGAATGGGGGGATTCGGGTATATTTGATAATCACTATTACATCCTTACTTCAGCAACCTATACTCTGAAGAACTTTCAGAATGGTTATAGGATAAGGGTACCTGGAAAGCCAGCTACCTTTGGTAATGGTAGGTTATTACCTGCAGCAGCAACTCAAGAATTGATTTTCAAGAGAGTAAGTGCATATAATCTATCCTATGGAGATTTTATAAATTCGGATTCACTTAAAAAGACGGGAGATATTAAATATGATTGATATTAACCAATATCTGACGGGAGCTAGCCCTTATAATAATGCCTATGCTCTAAATTACGGAGATGGAGATTACTCTTTAGAAACTCCAGTAGTTTCTGTACCTTCATCCTCAAATGATATTCAACATACCATTAAGGATGGAGAGACTTTACAGAATATAGCCTATAAATACTATGGGGATTCAGGTAAATGGTATCTTATTGCAGAAGCTAATGGTATACTAAACCCTTTTAAAGAGGTAGAAAGTGGAACACTTATAAGAATCCCCGCTTATGGCAGCTAAACAAAAACCCATATTATATAACGGAATGGGCCAACCATACTTGGCTCTATTCGATTTTAGAGGTATGCCGATAATGAATCCCATTACTGGTATACCTCTTGGAGCTTATATTAGTACCTGGAATTATAGGTATGATGAAGAAAAAGAAAATCTTGCTACAATTACATTTGATACTGGAGATCCCGATACTGTGGACATAGAGGCTTTACAAGAAGGTAATGTGATATGCTTACAGTGGGGATACATATACCCAGACGGTCAATTTGTATCGGGTCCAATTAAAACTATCAAGGTCAGGGATTTTGAGGCAAAGTTTGATTCTACTGGTACCCATGTAACTATCAAGTGTATAGACTCTATTGGTGATTTAAGATATCAGCCACCATATAATTTCTCTGAAGCTTCAGAGAATAGTTTATCTTCCTATTTAGATGGTGGTTGTGATAATGGTGTAGGTGTAATCATAGAAATCTTTCAGTAATGGAACAACGAATAATAAGTAATAAAGTATATGAGTCACTACAGGTACCCACAGAGAATACTCGTACTACTACTGGAAAGGTGCTTTATGCTAATAGGTACAGTGGAGTAGCTGAAGTAGCTATGCCAGAAGATTTGAAGGCCCTAATCAATAGTGACTTCGGATTAGTTGGCAAGAATATCTTAGTTCAATTAGAACAAAAGATGAGAGGTTATACTAATGGCCCTTGGTATATAGATTCAAGAGATAATGTTATTTATATACATAATAGGAAATTTCATGAAGAACCAGTAACTGTTTATACTTATCAGGGAGAGAATGGGGAAGTACTTAGTGTTCAATTTTCTACTCAAAAAGTAACTAAGAGAGTTAAGGCTACACTATCTCCCGCTATTAATCCAGAGAGTAAAGATTTAGAAGTATTAAGTACTGGGATTGATGATACTGAAAAATTACCCGAGATAGTAGCTAATGAGAATAATGGGGTCTATTATAATAATTGGAAAACCTCAATAGGTAAATATGGAGCAGAGAATAATCCCCAAGATATACTTACTATCAGGCAGATGAGGTTAAATCATACCCTAAAGACTGACCCTAACTTAAGAGCTTTATTTGAAGCTAGGAAACAAGTAGATGACAAATGGAATCAAGATGTAGCAGAGTATTCTGCTTCTAATCCCGCCGAAGCTTATAGACAAGGTAAGGAAAAATTCCTTAATGAACTTAGTACAGATCAGGTAAGAAGTATCATAAATAAAACCATTCAAAGAGAAGAATTTCCGGCTGATAGGCGTGCAGCTTTAAATGCTGCCCTTAAGAATGTAGTTAATGGTGAAACATTAGATAAAGATATATACAATATCCTCAAGAATGAAAGATACCTTTTCGAGGGTAAAGAACAAATGGAATACATGGTCATAGAAGACCTGGACCCAAGAGACTTTGACCCAGAGCATACTCCCAAGGGTGGAGCTACTGCTTGGGGATTAGAGGATGAAGAAAGTGTTTATCGAGGTATATCGGCTTTAAAGAAAGGCCCTTATACTATGGTGATCGATGACACCCCGGTTATCAAATATAAATCCCCATTAAATCAGAGTTTGGGTATTTATAGCGTTACAGTGAAAGTTCAACATTGGAAAAAAGCTAATGTTGAGATACCCCTGTACAAACTTTACCATAATCTATTCAGTAGATATGGGGGGATAGATAAGTGGGCTTGGGCAGCTAATGCTAATGCTAATGGTGGTTTAAAGTATACAGAGAGTAAACTGGTTTGTCAGATGCAAGTTGTTGGAAGACCCTTACTAGCCTCTTCTCAGGTATTAATATTAGAGAATGTTGGTAAACGATGGTCTGGTCCTTGGTATATAAAACAATGTACCCACTCTATGGATGCAGGCCAGGGATATGTAACTAATTTAGAGTTAGTAAAGAATTCGAGTAGGGCTGGTTCTACTACTTCTAAGACTGGACTGTCTACTCAAACGGTTGTAGCTAATGATGCTAAAGCTAATGCTGTAACCTCTAAGGGTAAAGATAAGAAAGCTTTAAGTAATATCAATGAATTAGATTTGAGTTGGACTTACAATGAGGTGGCCTATTTCATTGAATCTGGTATTATGGATAAGGAAGGAAACGTATTGGATGTTAAACGTAGGGATGAGATGGCTCGAAAGAAGATTTACTATACTGAAGTATTAGCTAAGACTCCAATCGAGAAAGCAGAAGGTATAGCTGTAAGCTCTGGTAGTTTAACTACTTCTTCAGGTAAGGTAATACCCGGAAAGATAACCATCAAAGATATTCAAGTACCCGATGATTATTGGGTTAAATTCGATTATATGGAAGTAGCCATAAAGAGATTCAAAGAATATATCAAGAATAAGGAAGCGAGGTAATTATGGGCTATGAAACTGCAAAGATAATAACAGAAGAAGGATTAGAGGGTCTTGGAAGATACTACTCTATATACCGAGGTATAGTTGTTGATAATAATGATACCGAAAAGAAGATGAATAGGGTAAAAGTATGTATACCAGAAGTAATGGGAGGTACCTTTGCTTGGGCTTTACCGAAAGGCCAACATGGTTCAATAAGTAGTGGGTTTAAGTTCTTAGCCCCTAAGGTAGGAGATATAGTATTCATTACTTTTGAATTTGGTGACCCTACTAAACCATTATGGGAATACCATGGTTGGGGTATGAATCAAGTACCTCAACCATTAGACGGTCCAAATAAAATGGGGATAGTTACTCCTGAAGGTAACCTCATTATAATAGACGATGATAATGGGAAACTAAATCTCTACTTTAATGGGGACGTATCGGTTTATTCTGAATCTAACGTAATAGTATCAGCTAATAAAGATATCAATATATCCTCAGGTGATACCATTATATTAAATACTGGAGAAAATCATGGGTTAATCAATATTGCCCAACTAACCGAAAAACTAAATCAAACTATTCAAGAACTAGAACAACTTCGTAGTATGTTCAACTCTCATGTACACTCAGGTGTAACTACTGGGCCAGGTTCTTCTGGCCCAACTTTAACTCAAATAACTAAACCTTTCTCACAATTCGTCGTAGACGATTATGAGGATAAAACCTGCATACACTAATGGAAAAGAATTACTTTACAGACTTAGTTGGTATAGGTGTAACTTATCCTATCCAACTTACAACTAATGAAAAGGGTGAAAGAGGTTGGTACCCAGTAAATGGAGATTTCAAACTTATCCGGGATAATATAAGTTCGATATTATACTACATGATAGGCCAGAGATTTCGACAGGAAAACTTTGGTAGTAAACTATGGCAATGTATTGAGGAACCAAACTCACAAGCCCTAAGTTTTATAATTAAAGAGTTTTTAAAACAGGCCATAGGTGCTTGGGAACAAAGGATAACCTTCCAAAATATCACAGTTACTAGAGTTGATGCAAAAATACACATAGAAGTAGCTTATGTAATAAATGGAACAAATTCTAGTCAGTACCTCGATATCACCTATGATAAGTCAGATAATTCATTAAATACACAATAATATGGGAATCACAAATAAATGGCTTAACCCATACCAGAGGTCTTATCAACAGATTAAGGCCAAGCTGGTTGAATCCCTTATGGGGCTTAAGGACCCTCAGGGTCAGAAACTCATAACGGATTATTCGGAGGGGAATATCTTAATTATCATCCTCTCTTTGTTTGCGGCAATTGCCGAAGTACTCCACTATTATGTAGATAATATGGCAAGGGAAACTTTCCTATCTACGGCAAGAAGGTATGATTCGGTAGTTAAACATGGGGCTTTGGTAGATTATCATGCTCGAGCAGCAATTGCTGCTACAGTAGATGTAATCTTATCCAGAAGTATTACTGGTAATTCTATCGGAGCTAAATTAACTATACCTCAAGGTACTCTGTTTACAGATTCTAGTGGTAATTCCTGGTTATCTGCTAGAGACGTAACTTGGTATTCAAATGTAACCACTTGTAAAGTACCAATTATACAACATGAGAAGTATACTGCAAGCGTTCTCAATAATATGGTAATACCCACTGGAGATAGAGTTATAATTCATCTGGGTACTCTACCAAATGGTAAGTATTACGAACAAGGCTCTATGTCATTACAGATAGGTGGGGAAACATGGGTATTAGTAGATACCTTTGCAAAGTCTAAACCTACCGATAAACATTTCATGGTTTCGGTAGATGAATCTCTAAGCCCCTATATAATGTTTGGAGATGGCACCTTTGGTAAGAAGCCTGCAGCAGGAGCAAAAATAACTAATGTAGTATTCTACTTAACCAACGGTACTCAAGGTAATGTAAAGAGTAATACCATTACATCGGTACCTTCAGTAATATCTTCCTCAATTACGGATGCTACCGTAAGTAATGCTTATGATGCCGGAGGTGGTTCAAACTATGAAAACTTTACAATGCTCAAAGAACATATACCTTTGAGTGTAAAGACTTTGGGAGTAGCAATTACCAAAGAGGATTTCGAAAGTTTAGCTATGTTAGTTGATGGGGTAAACAAAGCTAAAGCCGATTATGAATGCGGTAGAAAGCTTACCGTATATATTAGCCCAGATGGTGGAGCTGTTGCTTCTTCTGAATTAATCAATAGGGTATACAATCTATTATCTCAAAGAGCTCCTATGACCACATGGTTAAAGGTTAAATCTGCAGGCAAGGTTCAGATTATTCTAGAGATGGATGTTACCGGTAAGAAGTCTTATAAGACTCCCGAGATACAAACTCAAATTCTTACAGCATTATACAATGCCTATTCTCCAGAGCAAGCTCAGATAGGTGGAAGCGTAAGGTTATCAGATATCTATGCCTTAATAGATAACTTATCAACAGTAGATTACCTTCATCTTACTAAGTTCTATATTAAACCTTGGCCTACTACCCTCTATGGTAATAAAGGATTGAACTTGGGTCAGTTTAAATTGAATAAGGCTAAAGGGTCTATGACTTACTATATTACCTTCAATTCATCCACTACTTTTACTGTACGTTCTGTATCAAATGGGTATATGGCTACTGGTACTGTTGGTAATTCTATACAGGTAATAGATAAGGCTAATGGTTTTGACTTCTCTTTGGATATTCAGAACAATAATTATCAGTCTGGTTACAGATATTCTATTACGGTATCAGAACCTAACCATGACTATGAAGACCCCGGTTTTAATTTACCAGTATTCGAAAACGCTTCACAATTGACTTTAACCGTAAAAGAAATTGTATAATGATAAACCTCAAAAATCTAATCGACTTTTTGCCATTCGAGTATAAAGCTCAAGATACATATAAGGTAAATGGCAAAGGCATCTTAGAGAGGTTTCTAGAAATTTGTGGAGAGCATTTTGAAGATTACATTACAAAGGATATTGAGAATATCTTGGACATTATCGATATAGATAAGGCTCCGGATATGTATCTCAATTTCCTTTGGCAATTCCTCGGAGAAATGCCCTTTGCTTATGGGAACACTATAGATGCACAGAAATGGGCAGAGTACTTTAATGGGTTCTACTCCGATGATAAACTCCAAGAGTTATCTAAGCTTTGGATAATACCAAAGGAGGGACCTTTTACTTTAACCAGTACTCAAGTAAGAAACATCCTGAAGTATTCGATATCTCTTTTTAAAATAAGAGGTACCTCTGAGTTCTTCGAAATAATGATGAGGCTGTATGGGTTAACCTGCGTAGTAACTGACCCTGCAAAGGCTGATAGTTATGATGGTTGGGTAAAAGGTAATCCGCACTTTGACCAGTATTACTATTATGACGATAAGTATACCTATGATAATACTTTCGATTGTTCTCAATGTATACCGGTAACCTTTAGACTTACCGGTCATGGATATACTTCGAACTCGGCAGCTTTCAGAAAATTTAGAGAAGCCGTAGAGGCTTTCTTTAAAAGATTCATACCCTATCATGTATCTTTCGATATTCAATATGGGTTTACCGTAAATGATGGGTATACAATTAAAGCTGAGTTAGTAAATCCGGACCAACCCAATCTTATTACTTCAGAGGTATATGAAGTACCGGTAAAGGTAACTGTAACTTCAGATTGGATAAATGCCGACCTAAGATATCAGATATCCAGTGATAATATAAATTGGGGTTACACTAAACACGAAAGTGGTTCCATTTTTAATATACCCAGAGCAGGTACTTATTATTTTAGAAGTGTGGGAGACCCTACTAAGGTAACTCAAATTACGGTTAATCAAGAATCTTATAATCGAGTATATTCTATTACTTGTGACCCTATTACTGGAAAGATGACTCCTACTAACCTAAAAGTAAGTACAGTAGTAAGGGCAAACGTATCCTATAAGGGTACCGTGAAAACCTGTAATGTACGATTATCCGGTACTGATATAGTGAAAGTCTCTGGCTCAACTTGGGAATTTTCAGAGCCTGGTACCTACATCTTTGAGATTGTAGAGTTCCCAGTAAAGCAAACTTCATTTGTCGTAACTCGAGAAGAGATTACATATAAGGTAAGATGTACACCTTCTGAATTTAGAGTTGGGAATAAGCAAAGTATCAAGGATGCTACTACCACTCTTACCATCGAATCGAATTACCCAGAATCATTTACTGGTGAACTATACTGTAGGTTAATCGGTGATACCAAGTTGTTTAAGAACGGTGATAAGTTTACTGCTAATAGTTATGGTACTTATAAGTTTAAATGTACACTGGATAAAAGGGAAACCGATGAAGGTGTAGGTATATTCGAAGTAGTATCTGATAAGACTGCAGTATATCGAATTACTGTTAGCCCACCAACAGTCACATTATTCAATGGCTCTGCAAAAGCTACAGTAAAGATACAACGTATTTCTGGTAATGGGGATGATTACAGAGTAAGGGTAATTGAAACTGGGGAAACCTTTGATGCTCAGAATGGTTATGTATATATTGCAAATAGGTCAGGGACTTATACCTTCCAGTCTGTAGCTTACCCTACTGCTAAGACTACTTTGGTAGTTAATAATTCTCCAGTAGTATATCAGAATAAATTAAAGATAGTACCTTCGGATGCTACAGACAGTCATTGGAAAGAACCCAACTGGGCATTACCAGAAGACCAGATAGATGATACTTATGCAGTATACCAATTACTGGATGAGAAGTCTGCTTGTAAGTTCCATCTTGAGGAAATGAAAAATGGGGTCAATGTAAGTGGTACTGCTACCTGTGATGAGAACGGGGAAACCTATAACCTTGATGAGGAAATTGTTCTTACCAAGGCTGGGACTTATGCCTTTGTGGCAGATGATGGTTCTTCATTAAGATGTCAAGTAATACTGGAAGATTATCCTACAATCATCGAGATTTCTTGTACTCCCACTTATGCAGAATTAAAGGGGAATGTTAAACAAGTATCTACTTTAATCAAGTGTACTTCTAATAAACCTGACTTCGATAGTCGAATAAGGGAAGTTGGTAAAGTAACTACTTATGACGCAGGTGGTGCTGGTTATGAATTTGTAACTGCACAAGCTGGAGAGTATATATTCGAATCAGTGGTAGATACTTCGAAGAGAACTAAGTTCACCGTAGTAGATGCAGACCTTTTAAGTGTTAGTCCTCAAAAGTTAGAATGGGAACCTGATGACCTCTCAGAGAAAACATTTACCATTACAACTTACAGTAATCAATCTTGGCAAATAGTAGAACAATGATAAATTCAACAATCGATAGAATAACAGAGACCACAACTCAGTCTTTATTCAAGGCATTCACTGTGGGTATATTGGGAGAGTGTACACAAATCTTGTATGATTTGAGATGGATGATAGTTCTTGCAATAATTCTAATCCTATCAGATTTATGGTTTGGGTTATCGGCAAGTAGGTTACAGAAAATCGAAATTCGAAAATCTAGAGCTGGAAGAAGAACTCTAAACAAAATAGTAGATTATATTTGTTATGTTCTACTTGGTGCTGTACTTGGTAAAGCTATTGGGGAACCCTATGGGATGAACCCAATAGTGGTATCAATAACGGTTATGGTAATATGCTACTGTTTCGAAGTAGATAGTATATATGGACACATCTGTGAAATACATGGTATTAAGAAACGGTACAGTATATGGAGAATACTCTTTAAATTGTTAACCCTCAAGTTCAAGGATGTAGGTGAAGCATTTAAAGATATGTCAGAACAAAAGAATCAATTTAAAAATACTAAGGACAATGAAGACGTACTTTAAGTATGAAGGTATTATTAAATCAAAGGAAGCAGCAGAGGCAATTGCTGCTCCTTCTGGTTTAGGGCCATTCTGTGGATTTGGCTCAGCTACCATAAATGGTAACAAGTTAGTGGTATCTCCTCAGGGAGTTGCTGGAAGTAAGTATGCCAATGTAATCAAGGATAGGATTATGGCAAGGTATATGGCAAAGGCTTCAGAAGAGGGAGAATTGCCAGACGTGAACTTTGGATGTATTTCAAGAGATGGGTATGTATTTATATCCGATGAACAAACCATTACCATTGAGAATATCCAAGGTACCCAAGGTTCAACAGAAGAAGTATTACTCTTTGCAGTACATACTACTATTTCTGAACCAGTAGATAATCCAGTAGACTTCGTAGCTTATTGGAATGAATCTTCCGAAAGCTTTTACACATTGTTCAAAAAGTCTCTGGATATTTATTATCCGATTGCCGAAGAGAATCGTACACCGGATATCATTAATAATGATGTATATTCTAATTACGATATGACCTATAGCAATCTTCTAGAGATGGTAGAGAGTGCTTGCCCTTATTACTCTAATAATAAAACTTCCGTTGTTCTTATCGGAGTATATGGTAAGGGTACTGATGCAATGACCAAACGAAATGAGAACTTTGCTATCGTACCCTATCAGGGTAAGTTCCAAGAAATCCCTTATACTACTGCTGCCCAGAGTATGATGAAAGAATCAGTGAAAAGAGTAGAACAGATAAATTCAGGCTTTCCAGTAGTAGATGAATCGGGTACTAAGTTAAATATCAAGCAATACATTGATAGTCAAATTGAGGCTATCAGAAAAGAATTCTCTGAATCTCTGAGTACTGCTAACTTACCAATAGGTTCTATCATCCTTTGGGAAACCGATGTAATACCCGATGGTTGGGCAGAATATACTAAGGCAGCTGGTAGAATAGTTATTGGTTACCAAGCTGGAGGTGTTCAAATTGGGGATGAAGTAATGTTACAGAATGTTGGAGATTACTATACACCCACTAAGGGTAACTTCTTAATCTCAATTAAAGGTGATGACCTTCCTAAGCATAGGCATGCTCTCGGTGTATCTAAAGGTAAACAGGATGATGCCAATAACTGGGAGAACGTTCGTCCTCAATCTTTCTTTAATAGGGAGACAGGGTTGAATGGAGATTTCGGTAGAGGAACTCCTACCAAGGGTATTCAAGATGGTGCTATCGTAGTAAGCTGGAACCTATTAGGGGAATCTTTCTTACAAGAAACTTCGGTAGAAACTTTGGATATTGAGAAATTGCCACCGACTATTACATTACGATATATCCAAAAAATATCATCATAAAGTTGTTATTAGTTATTTAGTAGTATTAAAACTCATGTGTATTATTTGTATTGTTTAAGAGTAAACATTTGTTTACAATCTGTGTTTTGCGTAGTAAAAATTAATTAGGAGAGGGACGTTGGGAAACGCCCCTTTTCTTTTGTGTTAATACTTAAGTTCTTCTTTAGCTCGGTCTTCCCAATATTGTATATCTTGTCTAAGTTCTGATATATATCTCATAGATTCATTAGTCTTAGGCATTTCGAAAAATTCGATAAGCATTATATTAGTTATTCGAGTACTATTTTCAAGCCTTTCCTTGATAAAAGGGGGAGGAGTAATTAATACCTCAAACAAAAGATAGGCATCTGGAGAAAGCTTATCCTTCATATAAGTATACATCATATCAAGCATTTCTGATTTAGCTTTCTCTTCTTCGGTATCATCCTCTAATTCTTTATCATTATCGAATAAGTCATCAAGTTTAAAGAGGCTTTGATTATACTCTGCTTGTTCTCCGTATGCAGAACGAAGCAATTTGTTTTTGAATGTACTAAGTGATGCAAGGATTCTTGCTTTAAGATGTTCTTCAGTACATTCACCATAGTATTTATTAAAAACAAATAACATCTTATCCCAGAAATAAGATTGGATAATATCTGGTGTAAGATTAAACCGTTTATAATCAATCTGTCTGGTAAGGTTTCTAATTACTGGCTTACAAACTTTATAAAGTCTGTTGAAAGTAGCTTCATCATATTCTTGCATAGGTTTTAATCGATGAAGCTCTGAGCCGTTATTTCCTTTACTTTTCCCCATGTTTTTAAATATTCGTTATGCAAATATAATTATTTTTTCTTATATAAAATAATAATATTAAATATTCGGGAGCTTAAGGTAGTGGATTAGTAGTTTCTAGATAGATGTCAACATACTTAGAACTATCTCGGTACTATCAAAATCTATTAGTTTATATAATATTGCAATATAGATATGAAGAAATTTAAAGACAACATCAAGTTCAGTTTTTCTCCTGAGTTTCAGTTCGAGATACTCAGGTTTGTTTTAAAAGATAAGGAAGGAGGATTAGTACTCAAAAGGATTAAATCCAATTACCTGGTTCTCATAGAACACTCCCTTATCTTCGAGGGTATATCAAAATATTTTAAGAAGCAAGGCAGAATGCCCTCCGAGAATATCTTAAAGGAAGTATTAAAAGAGTTACTAGAATCTAAAACCTATGTGGATTTGGTAACTAAAGATGATATACCCAATATCAATAAACTAATAAGTAATCTCTATCATATACCCCTATCGGATTCTGATTACATAAAAGAAAAGATATATCAGTTCTCTACTTATGTTGAGATGAAGAACTTAAATGATTCCTTCGATTTGGATAACTTCGAACAATATGAAGAATATTCAAGGAAGATTGAAAAGGTACTTCAGAAAAGTAAACCTAAGAAAGAAGATGAACCCTTATATATGATTCGGGATATTACTGAGAGACAGTTTAGAAGACAATCAGAACCTTCAGTTATACCTTGCCCATTTAGGCAGTTGAATGAACTAACTAATGCAGGAGGTTATCCAGAGCATTCAGTTAATGTGATACTAGATAAACCCAAGGCAAAGAAAACCTTCTTTATGGTAAACCTTGCAAGAGGTTATCTCAGAATGAAGAAGTCAGTATTATATATTGATACGGAAAATGGTCAAGAACAAATCATGGACCGTTTCATTCAATCCAGTATCAATAAAACTAAGAAGGAATTATACTCTGGTGAGTATGATAAACTTGAGGCAAAGCATTTAAGGAAACTTGCAAGGTTTGGAGTTGAATTAGTAGTTGAGCGTGTACCAGCAATGATTACTAATACCACTTATATAAGGGAAAAGATAATTCAACTTCGTAATCAAGGAATCGATATTAAAGTTCTTATGGTTGACTACGCTGGTAAACTTGCATCAATAGCGGGGGATAGGGAAGATTTCGAAAGAATATCTAATGTATACGTAGATCTTCAGAATCTGGCAGAGGAATTACATTTAGACATTATATGGACTGCTCATCACATTACTCGTGAAGGTAAAAAGCATAGGCTTACTCGGTATGATGAGAATGATATCTCTGGTTCAATTGCAATCGTTCGTAATGCCCAGGTTATCATGGGTCTTAACTCTACTGAGCAAGAAGAAAAAGATAATATTCTTCGAGCTGAGATAGTAGTACAAAGGGATGGTCTTCCTTCCGGTAGAGCATTATTCAAATGCGATGTCGAAAGGCAAAGATGTACGGAATTTACAAGGGAACAACGTAAACAATATGATGAAGTATATGGTAGTAAGTTGAATGAACAATTTAAAAAGAATACTAACCCGGATGCGGATTCTAAGAAAAGGGCTAATAATAGTGGAGACATTTAGATGTAAGTTGGGTTATCATGAATGGGTAGCAGTTCATTGGACTGAGTTTAAACAGAGACCTCGTAGGGCAATTTTTTCTAAGAAAGGTGGGAGAAGGAAAGCCCAGTATTATGAGAAACGTCATGTAGAGTATTACTGTAATATATGCGGGAAGAAAAGATATGAAAATAACAAACCAGTTTAAATCTAGACTAAGAACTTACTTCGTTAAACGATTAGGGGGTTATGATTATAGGCATGGCTGGATGCGTATACCAACTTGCCCCTATTGTGGGAGAGAACATAAGTTGGGAGTTAACCTTTCTATGTATAGAACCAATTGTTTTAGATGTAATGCCCATCCTTCTCCTGCTCAACTAATAATGGATATAGAAGGATTTACTGAGTACCATGAACTAATTAATTTTTTGAACAATGGCCAATTTGATGAACTACAGTTTAAGGAAGAGAAAATCGAACTTGCCGAAAGTAAGCCAGTATATCTCCCTGAGGGATTTAGAAACATTTCGCTCGGGGATAGCCAACTTGCAAAAAGCATTCGGGGATATACCAAGAAACGCGGATTTAGCCTCGAGAAGTTTTCAAGATACGGTATCGGCTATGGAACAAGCGGCTCAACATATGGGTACCTTATCATCCCGTTTTATTATCGAGGACAACTTAGGTATTACAATGCTCGAAATGTTATCGGCAAAGGGCCCAGATATAATAACCCAGACAAAGATATCACCGGTTTGGGAAAACAATTTATCATCTTTAATCATGATGCGTTGGAGATGTATCGGTCGGTATTCATTTGCGAGGGAGCACTTAATGCTCTCACAATGGGCGATAGAGGAATTGCCACAATGGGCAAAGTTGTATCTAAATATCAGTTAAACGAGTTAATAAAGGCTCCTTGTCAAAGATACATAATCCTACTAGATTTTGATGCTCAAAAATATGCTATAGAATTGGCATTGAAACTTATACAATACAAGAAAGTAAAATTGGTTCTTTTTGATGATAATCGAGATGTAAATGATTTAGGTAGGAAAGCAGTTCTTAAAAAAGTTTACGAAACTAGATATGATACCTATCAAGGATTAATTAAACTTAAAAATTCATTATGATAGAAGACAATATACCTGGTTTTATAGGTTACCATATTACAAAAGACGGAGAACTATATTCAAGACGTATAGAAAGATCTCCCAATAAGTTTGGTAAATGGCGTAAACTAAAACTTTCGAAAAAGAGTAGAGTTAAAGTAAGACTTTATAAAGGCCGTGTTGGTTATACTCTGAGTATTAGTAGGTTAGTAGCTCTAGTCTATGTATATAATCCTAATCCTTCTAAGTTTAAAGAGGTAATGCATCTAGATAATAACCCTTTGAACAATAATTATAAGAATCTTCAGTGGGGTACACATAGTATGAATATACAACAGATGATTTTTGAACAGAGAAGGAGGTCTTTCAAAACTATACAAAATCCTAACTGGGAAAATTTTAAGATTTCAGATAGGAAACAGAGAAGGTTAGAAAGGCTAATTGATTTAGGTAAAAGTAGAATGTATATTAGTAAAAGGTTAAAGGTATCACGTAAAACGCTTTATAACTTTATTCATAGAATTCAAATCCGAAACTCTTTGGAGTAAGGATTACCTATTATATTATAAAATAATATATTAATAACATGAATATAAAAAATCGAATTAAGGTATCCATATCAAATATACCTAAAGCTGTCAAACCCATTCCGGGTATTCAAGATTCTTTAATTACTCGTTCTGGTAGAGTATTTTTGAAAGAACGGGGTGTTTGGTATGAAATAATACCTAAGATTAATAAACGAAGTTTAAGTCGTATCTTGTTATTACACCCAAATACCATTAATAGAGTACTTAATAAACCTCAGGATTATGAATACTAAACGTTCCCCATCTATTCACATTACTAAGTCTCAATTTGAGGAAATATTAAATACCTTAGAGGTAGATAACTTCCCAGTTGAGGCTTTTTTTGTTATTGCTAGAAAGGAGGCAATAAATCATAGAGCAGTCTTAGTTTCTAACAATAAGAATACTAAGAAAGTTTCTAACATTTTACTAGCATCTAAGGGGGATGCTGCCCTTGTTGCGGATATTTTATATGCAACTCGTATAAAGTTAAAGCATAGGGGAGTTCGTAAAATAAATGAGAGTAATTCCCGAGAATGGGCAAATTGTAAAAAGCTTGCAGAAGTATGTAATACCTTTTGTGAAGATTTTAAATTTGATACCCGGGAAGGTTTTATTAAATACATTGAGACTGGGTTAAAGAGAATGACTGATTATCGTAATGTTATGCAAAGGTTATTATCCATGCAGGAGAACATTACTAATCAAGTATCGGCCGAGATCGAATTGCAGGATTCAGATTTAAAACTTACTAAAGAGATACATGATTACTTTATAGGTAAGATTGCTAAAGCAACTGGCATATATGAATCTTATGAGAATCAACCAGAGAAATATATACACTTTGTAAGGTTAGGAGATTTTTTAAAAAAGAAGCATTGGGATTTCGAATCTTTCATTGATGCCCAATTCGAATCTCTTGCATGGTGTAATGGTTTACCAGAACCAAGTCAGATGTATAATGATAAAGCTATCGAAAGGTATAATAAATACCTATATAAAAATAAGAGTAAACAACTTCTGGATAATGAACCTCAAGTAGAGGGGAGTCTCTGGGATAAAATAAAAGATTAGTATGAGTAAGATAATTATTCAGAATGGTAATATGTGTGAACTTGATATACCTCTCAAGTATGCACAAAAACTCTATAATGAGTTTGCCATTCGACATCCGAATGCTTTCTACTTACGTACAAGGCAAAGAGGTATGCAGAATTGGGACGGTAAGATTCATTACATCACCAAGACTGGGCAATTTAAAATAGGTTTACTTCCCAAAGTATACGATATGTGTATTGAGATGGGGATTAAACCTAAAGTTGTAGATATGAGACAACCCTTACCTAAAGTCAGTAAAGTAGTTACGAATATAGGTAAATATAAATTAAGACCAGAGCAAGAGAAAGCTGTTAAGGCAGTTATCAATAATAAGATAGGGAATACACCTTTTCATATTGGCGTATTAGATTACACTGTTAATGCAGGTAAATGCACCGGTAAGGGTACCCTAATACATACTGAGGATGGGTTATTACCTATAGAAAAAATCGTTTCTGAAACAGGTAAGATACGATATAAAGGTAAAGTCCTTACTAAAGAAGGTGTATTAGTAAAACCCAATGCAGGAGTTTATAATGAGATTAAGGTAGTAAAGATAACTACTTCTCAGGGTTATACTCTAATCTGTGGATATGAAAATCACAGATTATATACTTATTATGGAGATAATCTACAATGGGTATATGTCAAGGATTTAAAGAAAGGGGATTGTTTACCTATCTCCTTAGAATATACTCATTCTAAAAATACCATAGGTAAAAACCTTAGCTATACTTTGGGAGCTTTATCCGGAGATGGTCATATTCATCAAGTTTCTAAAAATCAAATAAACATATCTATATCAGGTCAAGATATAGAAGTAGCCGAAGTAGTTAAAGCTACTATGGATGAAATCTGTAAAACTCCTGTAGAAATAAAACCCCACAAAAGATTTAAAGGTTTTCATATATCTAAATCCGATACTAATTTTGCTAAACTACTTCAAGAGGAATATCCAGAATTAATTGGTACTGCCCATGAAAAGTACATACCCGATAAGATTCTTCAGGCTTCTTATGATGACTTAAGGAATTATATAGCAGGTTTATTTGATACAGATGGGCATAATTCATCATCTCATGGTAGAAGATCCTTATCTTTTACTACTGTAAATCTTGAAAATGCTCGTAGAGTACAACAAGCTTTATTATCTTTAGGAATAGCTTGTTGTCTTAAACCCAAGAAGACTTCATGTAATGGTAAAGAGAGTATAGCTTATAGAATAACTATTCATAGCGAATTTTATGATGAGTTTCTAGAAATAATACCCATGAGGATTGAAAGAAAATGTATTCCTAGCAATTCTCAACGGAATAACTACAGTAATAAACTACCTTTTAGTAATTTTGCTAAAGAACTTTATGATAAGCTTTCTTGGAAAGAAAAAGGTAAGTTTAGAAAAACCTATGGTAGAGTTATAAGTACACAGGTAAGTCATCATAATAGATTAACTTTAACTGCTTTTAATTGTTTAGTAGAATTCTTAGGCTCTAATAATGATAAAGCTACAGAATTACTAAATATTTCTAGTAATTGTTATTGGGATAAAATAGATAAGATAGAAATCTTAGATAAATACCCATGTTATGATATGGAGATACCTAAGTATCATAATTACCTATCTAATGGATTCATATCTCATAACACACTTATCATGTCGTCTTTATATCTATCCTATAAGAAGCAGTTAAAGACTTTGCTAATAACTAATGATTCGGATTGGTTAAATCAAGCTAGAGAAGAATTTAAGCAATATCTTCCCGGAGAGGATATCACTTTTGTTCAAGGTAAGGTTTTAAACTGGAGTAATTTCACCATAGGTATGGTTCAGTCTATTTCGAGGAATATGAGATTCTATCAAAAGGAATTATCTCAAATAGATATGGTACTTGTAGATGAGGCTGACCAAGGAGGTAGTAAGCAATATCAGAATGTAATCACTCGGTTATTTAATACCAGAATTCGTATAGGATTATCTGGTACCATTTATATGAGCAAGCTTGCTAAGGATAAAGTTAAGAATATGAACCTTGAATGTTTCTTTGGTAAAGTGATTGCCGAGTTTAAACTTAAGGATTCTATCAAAAAGGGTTACTCAACAAAAACCATTGTAAAGATGGTACCAGGTAAACCATGGTATGGGAATTGGGAATCCGATTGTATATCTTATAAAGAGATATATGATGATTCGATTACTAACAGTTATACAGCTTGGTTAATGGCTTATAATAGATTACTATGGAACCTTAATCAAGGCAGATACCCTGCTCTCGTAGTATGCAAGCATATTGCACATTGTGAAAATCTATATAAGTTCTTTAAAAAGAAACTGGGCGATGCCTATAATATTGCCTATGTGCATGTTAATACTTCCTCTAAATTAAGACAACAAATAATGAAGGATTTTAGGGAAGGTAAAATAGATATCCTGGTATCAACTACGATCATTGCTCGAGGTAAAAACTTTCCTAAGCTTAGGTATTTACTTAATGCAGCAAGTATGGATAGTCAAGAAAAATCCATTCAATTCCTTGGTCGTTTGGTAAGAACTGATAAATCGAAAAAGAAAGTATACCTTGATGACCTTCATTATCCTGGGAATTATTTAGATAGGCACGGTAAACATCGGAAGCAATATTATCAGAGACAAGAATTGAAAGTAATACTGTTAGATAAGCTATGGAAGAAACATCCTAACCATAGCCTTATTAAGAGTTAACTAGAAGTACTATGAGTATTTACTTTTTCTCCGTAGGAGGAAAAGAAGATTACAATTAATAAGCATATAGGCATTATGAATAACGATAAACTAATATGTATCAGAGATGAAGATGATACTAAACTAACTACTCTCTTATCAGAAGGTTGGAGGATAATCCAAATCTCTGCATCCGGTATTTATTGCTGGGTACTCTTAAGGAAAACCCAATAACACTAAAAAGAAAATCAAAGGCTTTCAGTGATGGAGAAATATATTTTAATTACAGCGGTGGTTATTATGATAATAATACTCGCTTTAGACTTCATATTTTCTAAGGATGGTTATCAAGCCATTCATGTAAGAAACGTTTTCATAAAGAGGATTTGGAAATCAAGGGATGGCATTTAAAAGAATGGGTCTGTCCCAATTGTAAATACATTAATTATACTTATGATGAGGAAGATTAAAGAATGGTTTAAGTCTCTCGTTGTTGGGGAGGTACCCAACCCTAAACATGTATTCAACTGTAGAGATTTGATATGGATATCAAGCTTGGAAACTTCTCAAAATACTCCCGAATGCTTTACTCATTATTTCTATCTGTACTGGAGTAATGGTATGGTAGTCAAAGTATGTCAAGAGAGTCATGATAGAAATTCATACCAAGAATTATATAAACTCAGGGAACTATTTATTAATAACATGGGTTATTCCTATGTTCCGATAGAAGATAACAGTGAGATATACATTTATTATAAACGTAAAAAGGATATATAATGGCTAAGAAAAAGAAACAACTTCCTGACTTATCGAAGCAAGATATTCTTACTCCCATAGATGTAAGTACTCTGGGGACTAATGGAGACCCTTGCTTTGGTATTGGATATGATTTATCAACTAAGGAATGTAAACTATGCGGAGACTCAGAGCTATGTGCATTTAAGATGTCACAGAACTTGAACATTACAAGAAAAGAACTTGAACAGAAGAATCAATACAAGGATTTGGATGTACTTGAAGATACCGTTGGTATCAAGAAATACATCCGAGGCTTGATTCGGAAAGGGAAAGACAGAAAAGAGGTTATTACCAAAACCGTTGAGAAATTCGAAGTACCAAGAAAACGTATTAGAGAACTTTATAAAGAGTGTACTAAATAATGAAACCAATAGAGATGATATGGGCTATGTTCAAGGTATACCTTAACAACCCAAACTATTTTGTAAAGCAAGAAGATGTACTTGCTAACCTTTGTATGGAGGGTTCTCCCGATGTAATCAGGATGTGTAATTCATTGGGAGTACATGTTTCTAGACCCGAGAAATTAACCTTTGGACAACTTTTACGTAAATGTAATATATTATGAACAGATTTAGATTTATCAAATTAAGGGAGGTAGTATCTCCCAACAGAGCAAACCCAAATGATGCTGGGTTAGATTTTTATGTACCAACCAATTTATATCCTGAGGATATTCATGACAAGAACGAATTTGATTCAAATGGGTATATTTTAGATATGCCATTTAATGAAAATTTCGTAAGGCATATAGCTTTAAAACCAGGTCATCGTATACTTATCCCCTCGGGTATCAAAGGTTTGCTAGAACCTCCTGCATCTATGTTAATGGCAGCAAACAAATCTGGTATAGCTACTAAGAAAGGGTTAATCTTTACTGCCGAGATAGTGGATTCCCCTTATGTTGGAGAGATACATATTGGGATATATAACACTTCTCAAGAAATTCAGGTTATCGAGGCTGGTCAAAAGCTGGTACAATTTATTCATGTACCCATTTATATTACCGAGCCAGAGGAGATTCAGCAAGGGGAGTTTTATACTGAATCACAAATGTGGGGAAGCAGAGGAGATAAAGGATTTGGTTCATCTCAAAACATAAAATAGTGGACATAAGGAATATAAATGAACAAGTGCCTCAGGTAGAAGAAACTGAGGCACGGATACTACAAGAAATGTATGATCTTGGGATAGAACAATTCTTTGGATATAAATCTATAGAGAAGTTACCAGATTATCCCTTAGATATAAATAACCCAAAGAACCAAGTTATCTTAAAGGATTTTATTGGTAGGGTTATTGAGGAATTAACCGAAGGATTCGAATCTACCGATGAAGTAGTATCTATATATCGTGATTATGGATGGAATAATGATTGCTTAACCTCAGAAGAATACACTCAGGTATTAAATCATCTAGCAAATGCAAATGAGGAACAAGCAGATGCCTTGGGATTCTTCTTTACTTTGCTTTTGTATTCTAATATATTGCCAGAAGATATATTAAAATATCAAGATGCCAAGAGTTTATTTGAGGTAATGGCAATTGGAGTCAAAGACCTACTCATCAAGTACCCAGATCATCGAAGTGTAAGGAAATATCCTATATTAAGTTCAACTGATTGGGCAAGAGAGGATAGAGCAGAGTATGATAAGATAGTTTCTTATACCCCAGGTTTTCATGAAATGAGCGAGATATCTCATGAAAATGAGAAGCTATATTTATGGGAAGTAATATATGAACTCAATAAAGCAAGGAACTTCCTTAAATGTAGACCCTGGAAACAAACTCAAGTAATGACCAAAGAAATAGATTTTCAGGAATCATTAGTAAAAGCTTTCTATCTCTATATGGGATTCTTAGCCATGAATGGGTTTACTCCTTGCGGATTATTTAGTTTATTCTTTAAAAAACAACGTCTCAATTTATGGAGGCAAACTACAAATTATTAGTAACCAATTAAAAATCAGCCAATTATATGTCGGGTTGGAATAAGAAATTAGAGGGGCTTCAACTTAATACGGAGGAGTCCCTCCATTCGTTAGAATTTGCTACTTCACAGGAAGCATGGGAAAAACTCAATGAGGGATTCCTAAGATTAGACCCAATCCTATTTGGGAAAGGGGCTATGGCTAATAGTGGGGTAGCAGTAGTGTATAATGTATTTATAAAAATACGAAAAGCATGGGTAGACCCAGAATTTGATTATGGGCGGTGTTTCAATTATAAAGAAACTAAGTGGACTAGCTTATTGAATAACTACATAGATTTTAATAAGCTTGACTTGTTGCGTAGTAAACTGAGAGTACTGAGAAATAAGTACAATCAGAATTACAATATAACTTATATGTTCAATAATCATCATGATAATGGTAAACAATGTCTAATAGCTGCGACTTTTTCAAAACGATTCGGGGAGGACATCCCAGTTATTACAATGGTAGTTCGGGCTTCGGAGATTACCAAGAGGTTAATATTCGATTTCCTATTAATTCAACGAATGTCAGAGTACGTATATGGGCCGGACCAGTCAGTACAAATCAACCTATTTGCGACTCAAATGTACGGAAATGTGGAGACACTTCTAATGTATCATACCCATAAACCTTTGAAGAAGGTACTTAAAGGAGCAGAGGAGAATTCATGGAATAAGAGGATAAAAGAGATATGGAAAAAATTCCAAAAGGGCACAGAGAAGGAATTCTCTTCATTCAAGGTATTCTTTAGAAGTTTTAAAGTGCTTCGACCAGATTTATATGAGGAAACATATAAATCAATGAAAGCAAAAGAATTACTTCTCGAGTATGAGGATATAGAATACCCGGAGAATGTAATCTCTTACTCTCAACGTAAAGCCTATAAAAAGAAACTTTTAAAACAAAAGAACAATGGGAGCTAAGGAATTTTTAAATCAGAAGCGTATAGGATTAGTAAACAAATTCTATTACCAAGTTTTTGAGATTAAAAAGAACGGGGGAGAACCAGATATACCCTTGTTATTAAAAGAGGTAGAGGATTTTGATGATTTTGTATATCGCTACTGGCATATGACCTGGGTTAGTTCTACAATGTCATACAATTAAATATTTATATTATATGAGGATATATTCTAACAGTTTTGAGTTAATGTCCGAAATGGGCAGAGAACTCAACAGTTATGGTCAAACTGTAAAACCAAAGACCTATCAAAATAAAGTGATTGAAGGTAATGAGGATTTTATTACAAAAGAACTCATTTGCCAACAATATTGTTTAACTTCACTTGGAGACCCAGTATGGTTATTCATATTCTCTCATTCAAAGGAATGGGCAGATGCAGAGTTAGGAGAAAGGCTTTGTTGGTATGGTTTAAATCCCGGTACAGCTTGGGAGTTAAGGAAAGACTTATGGGAACAATTCTTAGTTGAGGGTCCAAATGGTAAAAAGTTTGATTATACTTATCCAGAAAGGATTTGGAATGATTTAAGTGATACTGGTAAGTTAGCTTTAGAAGAAGTAATTAATCTTCTTAAAAGGGATAATGATACTCGTAAAGCAGTACTCCCTATATTCCATGGTACAGATTTAAGATTCCTTGATGGAAGTAAACGTATACCTTGCTCAATGTATTATGATTTCCTTATCCGTCAGAATGGTAAAGGAGAGAAGGTATTACATATTTGCTATCATCAAAGAAGTTCAGACTTTGCCCAACATTTCGGTAATGATATTTATTTAGCTTGGAGATTAATGGAATACGTAGCTCAAGAAGTAGGTGTAAAGCCTGGTTATCTATATCATACCATAGATTCATTGCATATATACAAAAAAGATTGGCATTTCTTATCTTGTAATTTAGAGGATTTGAAAGATGAATACTAAGTATTCAAATATAAAAGGGTACCCTGGATATTATATATCTAAAAGGGGTACCCTTTTTACTTCTCTTAAAAGGGTAGGAGTTAAAGGGAAAGGCCATGGTAGGAAAGGTACTACTACTGTGATTTCTAATACTTGGAGAAAGAGGTTGGTATCATTAACTTCTAATGGGTATTTACAATGTACTTTGTTTAGAAAGAGGTTTTATATACATAGGTTAGTATATGAAGCTTGGATTGGTAATATACCAAATGGGTATGATATTGACCATATAAATGGTATAAAAACTGATAATCGAGTATCTAATCTAAGAGCGGTTCCAAGGTCAGAAAATTTGAAACATAACTATGAGTTAGGTTTTAGGGGTTCTAATTATATACATACTTTTTCTGATAAAGAAAGGAATCTAATAATGATAGACCATAAAGAAAAGGGTCTTAGTATAAAGAAAATATCTCTTAAGTATGGATATTCTAGGTACTTTATTCATCAGGTATTGAAAGGAATTAGATAATGGAAACAAGATATCACATAATAAGAAACAAAAGGGAGTTAAAGAAACTCATTGCCTGTTGTAAAGCTACTGGTTATGCTTGCTGTGACTACGAAACAAATGCAGAACCTATATATAATAAGGGTTTTAAGCCAACTATACTCTCAGTATCCTGGATGCCAGGGTTTGGTGCTTCCATTCCTTTAGACCATTTCGAAACAAAAGATTATACTTCACCCGGTTGGAATTGGAAAAAGATGCTAAGGAAATTTGGGGAAGAGGTAATTGAGAATTATGACATTGTAAAGGTTGCATGGAACTGGAAGTTTGATGACCAGATAAACCAAAAGTATCAAATATTCTATAGAGGTACTTGTTTAGATGGTATGCTTGCAAAATATCTACTAAACGAGGAAAAACCTAATGATTTAAAATCAATGGTAAGAAGGTATTTACCAGAGTATGGTAATTATGAGAAGCAAGATGCTTTCGATAAAATACCTTGGGATAAAAAAGAGTTAGACCCACTTTGCCATTATGGATGTCAAGATACGGATTATACTCTTAGGTTAATGATATTCTTTGAAAAGAAGCTGATTGACCTTGGTTTGTACAGTACCTTCAGGAATTTAATTATGTCTGCATCAAGGGTACTCACTTCAGTAGAGAAGAATGGTTTGTATCTAGATAGAGAGTTCAATAATCAACTACTGGAAACATATAAACCAAAAATAGATGCGGCTAGACAAGCTATATATGATTTGCCAAGAGTAAAGAAATTCGAAAAGAAGTATAACCAAGAAAAGATTGATAAATATATTCAATCTATCGAATCAGAACTTGAAGAGTTAGATTATAATGACCCAAAGGATAAACGTAAGATTGCATCAAGGGAACAGAAAATTTCAAATATTAAGGCAGGTATATTCACAACTAAAAAGGAACAAGAATTAATAAGACCCATTAATTTGGGTAGTTCAGTTGATTTACCTGCATTGATGTATTCGGAAGAAGGTTTTCATTTTGAGGTAATTAAGAATAATGAATCCGGTAAACCAAGTACAGATGAAGAGACTCTTACTAATCTAAGGTTAACCGTTAAAAAACCAGATTCACCTAAGGCAATTTTCCTTGATAGGCTTCTTGAATTACGGGGTTTAGAGAAGATGTATAAAACCTATATAGAGGGTTGGAATGAAAAAGTTCAAGATGATGATAGATTACATGGAAGATTTCTTATTCATGGGACTACAAGTGGAAGATTATCCTCTGCAGAACCCAATGCTCAACAAATCCCCAAGACATCCGTAGACCCCAATATTAAATTACAATTAAAAGCTCCTAAAGGAACCTTATATATTGCTAGTGATTTTAGCCAGGCAGAATTAAGAATTATGGCTCATCTATCTGGAGATGAAACTTATCTTAATGCTTTTAACTCTGGTCAGGACCCTCACTTAGCAATTGCTGCTACTAAATATCATATACCCTATGAAGAAGCTCTTAAGATATATGAGGATGAAAATCATCCAGAACATAAGATATGGAAGGTGAGAAGAAAGCAAGCTAAACAAATTGCTTTTGGACTTATTTATGGAATTGGTGCAAAATTACTAGCAGTAAAACTATCTGACCCAAAATCTGGTATTATAGTTACACCAGAAGAAGCCCAAAAGGAAATGGACATATTCTTTGGTCAACACCCAAAGTTGAAGACCTTCTTGAAGAAACAAGAGAAATTCCTTAGAAAGAATGGGCATCTGGTATCATTATTTGGGAGGAAAAGAAGATTACCCCAAATATATTCAAATGATAAGGGAGAAGAAGCTTATGCTTTGAGATTAGCCTTGAATTTTCCTTGCTTATTACCATCATCCCAGGCCCTTAGTAAAACTAAGGGATGGGTAAATTATGAAGATTTAAAAGTTGGTGATGAGATATTAGCTTTTAATCGGGACATAGGAGAATCAGAATGGCAAAAGGTTGAAAGGGTAAATGTATTTGATTATGATGGAGATATGATTAGGTTAAAGACAAAACATCTAGACGTACTATCAACTCCAGACCATAGATGGGTAGTTACTAAACCAAATAAAATATCTAAGTTAGATAACACTAAAGTATTAACTTCTGAAGAATTATATAATTCAGATAAGCCTTATGCTATCCCAATAAGAGCTCCTCATAATAATCAAGTGAAAGCTAGATATTCGGATGCTTATGTAGCTTTTTTAGGTTGGTATCTTACTGATGGTCATTTGAAGAATGGTAATATAGTAAGAATATGTCAGAGTAATACTGCAAATCCTCACAAGGTAGATATTATTGATTCTATCATGGAAGAATTAGATGTAGAATTCTCCCGTAGAGAAAAGAATCAAGTAATATGGGAAATAAGAGACCCAGGATTTGTTTATAAACTTAATAGGTTAGTTCCTGAACGTAAGTTAAATATGAGGTTATTAACTCGATTAACTAACCCTCAATTAAGTATCTTATTAGAGAATATGAGGTTAGGAGATGGTTGGTCGGTATGGGCAACCGGAGATAAAACTCAAGGAGAATTACTCCAGGCTTTGGTAGTACTTTGTAACAACACTTCAAGTATGTATGAATTATCTCATGAAGGTGACCTATCTTATTTTAAAGATAAGAAACCCAGTAAATACGGCCAAGAGTTTGTACGGGCTACTAAAACTAGTTATGGAGTAAAATTTTCTAATCTTAGGAAATCAGTAAACACCAAGAATACTTACAATTCAGAAAATAATCTGACGAAAGAGAAATATGTAGGTAAAGTATGGTGTCCTACTGTAAAATCAGGGGCTTTCTTTACAAGAGTAATCGGTGAAGATAAACGATATAGAACTTTAATTACTGGCAATTGCCAGTCTGCAGCATCGGATATGTGTCTGTTTGGTAGTATTTTAATTTATTATCTTATGAGGCAGGGTAAATTACCCTCTACTAAGTCTGTATGTTTGGTACATGATGCTAATTATCAGATTACTAAACCAGAGAATATTAATATTTGGAGTATATATGAGATGTGGCAAATTTATAGGAACCCATTAACTAAGCCATACTTCGGCTTTCAGATAGATGATGTCACAATGGACATGGAGTTTGTTATTGGTAGGTCAATGGCAGAAGAGTTACCTTTTATTCCGGGTTATGATTATAAGAAAATGTTAGAACCTGATTTCTCAGTAGAAGAATATATGGAAGAACATAAGAAGTATAAGCATATACCAATTTCAGAGTATAAGAAACGTTTTAATAAACAAATGAAGCAATATGAAAAAGATTTTGAACGGTCCCACAATATGGAGGGCTAAATGCCCAGTATGTGATTGTGAATTTGAGTATGACAATAGTGAAACTTTTGGGGTTTATAAAAAATCGGGCGATTATTTTAGGATAGTACAATGCCCCAATTGTAAAACTAATCTGAAGCATTCAGAATCTGTATCAACCATTACAACAGAATCGAAAAGAGAAGATACTATGTCTACATAAATAATATAAATTTATGGAATTATGGCAACACAGAAAGAGATTGATAATGCAAGTAAGTTAACTGCCCTCACTTATATGGTTGCAGGTTGCTTAGGTTATTCTATTGAAAATTTACTTAAGTATTTAGATGGGGTTAATCTAAGGTTGAGTGGACAAGAAAAGATGTTACTTAATCGATTAAAGACTCAGTTATCTCAAGTACAAACTAATCTTACTACTTTAGAGGGATTGGCTTTTAAAGTAATGGCTACGGATGAGGATGATAAACTTGCTTATGAAGATGCCACCCATATTTATTGGGCTGCATTTTTAGCCTTACTCGATAGAGGTGGTACTGATAACTTATGCGACTTAAGATTAATGGCTTTGGTAGATAAGGTAAGCATCTATAAATCTCTTCTTAATTTGCCTGGTATGAAACTCTCCTATCAAATGGCTTTTGCTCAAGTAACTAAAGCAATAAGCAAAGGGGAATTTAGTAAAGAAGACTTTAAAAACCTATTAGAAGTTTATGAAGACGGAACTGAAAAAATTAAAGGTTAAATTTGAAGGTAAACTTATTGAGATTGATATTCAAAAAGAATTATCTATCAATGAGAATATCATCAATTCTCAGCTACGAGAATCTCCTTCTAGTTATTATGTACTTGCTTCCCTGAGAGATAAGTATATAAAAGAAAGGGATGCTCTAGCAAGGGAAAAAGAAGAAGCTTATTCGAATGCCTGGTTATATTATAAGGATGCTAATGAAAGATGGAATAATGAATACGTATCTCATAAGGCAAACCTTAACAAGAAATACTCTTCTATCAATGAAAGGTATTTAAAAGCCGTAGAAAAAGCAAATAAGTTCATAACTATCTGTAAATGTTATGAGTCACGCGAAAATATATTAAGAACTATTAATGCGAACCTAAGAAAGGGTTAACCCATTGAACTATAAACAATTACTAACTTTTAAAAACAGTATTAGAATATGAATTATTCAATGACATTTATCTCACCTCTTGTAGCTGAGAAGTTTAATCAAGAATTACCCGGATGCCCAACAGAAAACCGGGTACTTATTTTATCTCCCAAGGAGGTAAACCAAACTAAATCTGGTTTGATTATCCCTGAACAAGTAAAAGAGGGAGTTCCTCGTAAAGGGGTTGTAGTAAAGAGTGGGGAAATTACCGAAGAATACAAAACCTACCGAGAATTGGTTGCTGTAGGTAGAATAGTTACCTATGGTTTGTATGCAGGTAAAGAACTTGAATTCGAAACGGACAAACTATCTCCTGCTCTCAAACAACTTTTAGAGAAAAACGTTCTTACCGTATTGAGTATGAACGAAGTAGTTTACTCAGAACCGAATAATTAAAACTAATAATTATGATAGAAGACAAGAAGAAAAAGAAAGTTTCATCAGAGGGACTTTCTACAAAAGAAAAGATGCTAGCTAGAAAGAAACAGCTAGAATCCAAGGGAAATGGTAGTGGGTTAGTATATCCAAAAGAGGGAACTCTGAGAATGAGAATTAAATCTCCCGGTGATGACCAAGAATTGGGTATCGAAATTATTCAATTCTACCTGGGTGGCAATTTGGGAGGAGTTATATCTCCGGCTACTTTTGATGAACCTTGCCCATTCATGGAGAAATATCAAGAATTGAAAAACTCTAAGGATGAAGATGACAAGGAACTTGCCAAGAATTTGGTACCAAGAAGAAGATATGTCATCGGTGGTATCATTTACTCAGATGAAAAGGGTAGTAAGGTAGATTACGAAGGCAAAGATAAGGGAGTTTTAGTTCCTCGCTCAGTATACCAGGATATCATTGACCTTTACCTTGATGAAGATGAGGCAGGTGATATGACAGATCCAAAAACTGGATACGATATCAAGGTAATTCGTTCCGGGTCTGGTAAACTAGATACTACTTATTCTGCCCGTGCTTGCAAACCAACTAAATTGGACAAGAAATATCAGGGTACAATTGATCTTGAGGGAATAGTTCGTTCTCAAATCAAATCCTATGATGAGTTGGAAGATTTGCTTTCACAGTATCTAAATGAAGACCATGGAGATGATGATGAGGATGATAAATCCAAGAAGAAAAAGAAAAAGGGAGTTCACAAAGACCATTACATGGAAGATGATGAACCTAAGAAAAAGAAAAGAAAATACAAATCGGATATTTAAGGGTTAGTAATATGGTTTCATTCGAAGGTGGTAATTAGATTCGTTCTGTTATCACCTTCTTTAGTTTAAAGACATTACATTATGGCAAAGAAATCTAAGGTTGGTTTAAAAGTACCAACAGCAAATGAGATGGCAAAGAAATATGGAAGTATGATTAAATTAGCTTCAGAAGTTACTGATACCGATTTATATATACCATCTACTTTCTTTGCTCTGAACTACTTATTCGGTAAGGGTATTCCTTATGGTAAAATCGTTGAGATTGCTGGAGAGGAATCCTCTGGTAAATCTTTAGTGGCTTATAACTTTGCTTATGCTACTCAACAACTTGGAGGTCATGTGATATGGGTAGATGCTGAACAATCCTGGATGAATTCATGGGCTGAAATCAATGGAGTAGACCCTGCAAGAGTAACTATTGTTAATGATACTCGTATTGAATATATTGCAGATGTAGTAGCAGACTTAGCAATATATTTACGTTCTCAATTAACCCACAATGAACCGATACTTCTGGTAATCGATTCTATTGCAGCAACCGACTGTACGGATAATATTGATGCTAAGATGGTTGATGGTAAAGCCGAAATGGGAGGTAGAGCAAAGGCTCTTTATAAATACTTCCGTATCAGAAGTGAATTATTCTACAAACTGGGAGTATCTCAGATATATATTAACCAATTAAGAACTGCTTTGAATGTCGGATTTGGAAAAGATAACACAACAACTACAGGAGGTGCAGCACTTAAGTTCTACGCTTCAATCAGAGCTGCTTTCTATTCAGGAAGGTCTGTTACCATTAAACAAAATGGGAAAGAAAGGAAAGCTGGGAAACTTGTCACTATCAGACTTATTAAAAATAAAGTTGCTCCTCCTCGACCTACAATCAGCAAATGCCCTGTATATTTCAATCCTAAATTCCACGAAGTTGGGTTTGACAGATGCTATGCTTTAGAAGATGTATTGGTAGATACCGATGTAATCGAAAAAACTACTGGTGGGTATAAATTGAAAGGGAAAACTCTTGCAAGAGGAGAAGAGAAATTCCAAAAGCTTCTGGAAGAAGACAATGAACTTCGTAGAAAACTTTTACGGAAAGCTGGAGTAAATACCATAGGTACTACTAAAAAACAACTGGAGAAAATAGAAACAAATCTATTCCCAGTCGATGGTGTAGAATATGAAAACTATTCAGATTCAGAAGAGGAGGAGGAAGACGATGAATAAGAAAGAGGTAGAAGGTATAGAGAAAGTAATTAAAGAGTACCTTAAGAAAAATTTGAGAATGGAAGGTATATAGTGGGATTATCCCAACCCGGTATAGGTACTACAAAATGGTTATTACACAGATTAGTGGCTTTAGTTTATATACCTAATCCCGAAAATTTACCCTATGTTTGCCCTAAAGATAATGTACCTACTAATAATTCAGTTAAGAACCTTTATTGGGGTACACAAAAAGACAATATGTCTCAAGCTTCTAGGGATGGGAGGATGGTAAACAAATTAAAAGGTAAATGTATCAAAGGTACAGAGATTCAAAGGTCATATATACCTAAGTTGATAGGTATGGGGTTTACTAGAAAAGAGGTATCAGAGATAACCGGGCTGGGACATCAACTAATATCAGATTATTATATTAAATATAAAAATAAATATGAAAAATAAAAAATTAATATTATTATTAGTTGACGGCGAGAATATTTTACACCAAAGTTTTCACAAATTTGAAAAACTTAAATCTACCGATGGCAAACCGAGTGGGGCAATATTCGGATTTTTCAAATCTCTACATATGTATCTTACAAGGTTCGAACCGGATGAGGTTTATATTTCATTCGATAATGGTCATTCACCAGTAAGGACGAAGTTATTGCCCAATTACAAGGGACATAGAAAAAATATATCTGTAGATTACGAATCATTGCAAAAGCAAAAGGCAATTATAATGAAAATGCTGGGTATGCTAAGAATTAATTATATCTTCGATAAAAAGAAATCTACAGTATATGAAGGAGATGACTTCTTAGCATACCTTGCAATTAAAAAATTCCAATCCGAGAAAATGATACTTATATCATCGGATAAAGACTTTAACCAGTTGCTATCAAATAACCTGAGGATATATAATCCCAGAAAAGATGAGCTGATAAGAATGGATAACTGCAAAGAATTATTCGGTTATCATTCTCATGAAACGGTAGAGTACCTTGCAATGGTTGGAGATACTTCCGATGATATACCAGGGTTCCCGGGTATAGGCCCAGTAAAAGCAAGGAAAATCCTTGATGAGGGTAGAATTGAGAAGTTTATTGCCCAGAGTAAGAACAAAGAATATCTTCAAATATGGAAAAGGAATGAACAGTTAATCGACCTTTTCTGGTTTGTAAGACATAATCCATTGGATAAGTTACCAATTAAGTCAAAGAAGAAGTTTAAGTATGAGAAATTCAAAGAGCTTTGTATCGAATACTCTTTAGCATCATTTTTGACAAATGAATTTATAAAACCATTTAAAGCATTACATCATGAGTAAGAGAATTATGTTTGTGGGTCCCTCTGGTATAGGGAAAACTACTTTAGCTAAGTATGTAGCTAAGAGAGAAGATCTACCTTTTATTTCTGGTAGTATGTCAGATTTATTACCTGCTACTGAAGGTGTATCACATAATGAAATATTATCCCTCGGTTCGGAGGCAATGTATGAAGCAGATTTTCAACTTCTGAACAGAAGGAATAGGTTATTCAAGGATAGAAAATATTTCGTAACTGATAGGAGTTATGCAGATTTGGCTGCTTATTTTTGGTATAAGCAATCAAGAACTTTACCAGAATGTGAAATGGAACATTTTTTCTGTCAATGTAAGACTTTAATGGAAAATCAATGTGATGTAGCAATCTTCTTACCATTAAATCTAGATACTTATAAGCATTGGTCAATGGAAGATAATGGTAAGAGAATACTTAACAGATTCTTCCAAGTTCAGATATCATCTCTTATGGGGGAATTGCTTGCAAATTGGGAAATACCCACTATTTGTATATCTGAGCTCGATTTAGGTATGAGAACGGAACAAATCAATTACCATTTAGATAGGATATGGGGAAAGAAGTAATAGCAATAGCCTTTTCAGATTTACATATAAATCTATGGGCTAAGTTTAATGAGAACAATCACAGGACCCTGAATAGTTTCAGGGTTTTGTCGATTATACGGAAATTATGTAGAAGGTTTAACTGTCCTGCATTATTTTGTGGAGACTTATTTCATAAGGCCGAAACAATGGACCAAGAATTAGCAGAGATATGTTATAATGAACTAATCGAAGGATTTTGGATATATGCCATATCTGGAAATCATGATATTAAGAAAATAAGTAAGGTTGGTACTAAACCCTTTAGCTGGCTTTATCAAGTAGAGAAGTATGGTATCATGATATTAGATTATGAAAAAACCCAACTATCTTCTACACATAAAGATATTATGGTATATGGGGTTCCTTATATTGATAATAATGTGGGTCTAAGTGAATACTTAAAGAAGTTAGAATTAGATAAAAGTAAAAAGAATATTCTTTTACTACACACCGATTATCCTGGTGCAAAAGATACAGATGGTAGGGAAATAGATTCCGTAGAAAACTTAAATGTGAATGTTCTCAATAAGTTCGATTTAGTATTATGTGGGCATATACACAAACCACAAAGACTATCAAAGAAGGTTTATATGATTGGAGCCCCTAACCATCAGAGGAGAACCGATAGGGGATGTGAATTGGGGTATTGGAAAATCTATGAAGATTTGTCTCTGAAGTTTGTACCTTTGAAAAATTTCCCAAAGTTCATCGATGTAGAAAGGGAAGAGGATATTAATGATGATGGCAATTATTATACGGTAATCCCTCAAAAAGCTAGTACTCCAGTTAATAACAAACATAAGATTACTAAGCAACTTTCTAAGAAGTCTCTAGCAAAGAGATACCTAAGAGAGAAAGGTATTAAAGATGAGGTTAAAACTAATCTATTAATTGAAACACTTAAAAAGGCTGAGTCATGTTAACGTTCTTAAACTTAGAGGCAGAAGGATTTTGTTCAATAGAATCCTTACATCTACAATTAAACCCAACTTGTACCATACTTATCAAGGCACCAAATGGGAAAGGTAAAGCACAACCTTTAGAAGAACCTGTTTTAACCGCTAATGGTTGGAAAAAGATGGGGGAATTAACTCTTAATGATAAAGTAATTAACCCAGTTACAGGTAAACCTATCAAGCTATTGGGTATTTATGATAGAGGTCTATTAGATACTTACAAAATAACCTTTTCTGATGGCTCATGTACTGAATGTGCTGGAGACCATTTATGGTCAGTATTCAAATCGGGTAAAGCTAAAGACAGACTAAGAACCTTAGATACCGAGACTTTACTAAAGGATTATAAGGTTGAGAATAAAACTGCTCCCGGTACTTTCAAGTATAGGTACTCAACCCCATTAACCGTACCCATTGAGGGTAATTATACTAAATTACCAATACACCCCTACGTATTAGGGTTTATATTAGGCGATGGTTGTATTTCCGGTAATAGGCCTACAGTTAGAGTATCTACCAATAGAGAGGATTGGCCAGAGATAGTTGATAGATTAAGGTCATATTTGCCAGACCCAAACCTGGTTCATGAAGGTACAGAGGTAAGAGGGGCTAAACATTTTAGGATTCATGGTTTAGGTAAAGAACTCAAGGATTTAGGATTAATTGGTTGTAAGTCTAAAGATAAGTTTATACCAGAGTTATATTTGAAATCATCAATCGAGAATCGTAGATTATTATTAGCTGGTTTATTAGATACTGATGGAGGTGTTGGTTCCAAAAAGAAAATCTCAAAGGTTTCTACGTATTCATCTAAGAGTGAGCACTTAAGAGATGGTATTAGCTATTTGGTAAGATCCCTTGGAGGCCTATCTACTAAAAATGAAAGTACCCGGTTTAAGTATGGTAGGTATACTACTTCATATGTGTGTTCAATACGACTAACCTTTAACCCTTTTCTAAGGAAATATAAAACTAAATCCTATGGTGAGTTTACCAGGAGAAATAGAATGGTAAATACCATAAGAAATATTGAATATATAGGGAAAAAGGTATGTAGGTGCATTAAAGTAGATTCTTCAGAAGGCCTATATATTACCAGAGATTTTATAGTTACCCATAATTCAACTATTCTCTCTGCCTTGGTATGGGCAATATATGGGAAAAACCTAAAGGGTGTTTCTGAGGTAAATACTTGGAAGCAAGTAAGGCCTAAAGATTACAAGGGTACTAAGGTACAAGTATATTTTCAGAAAGATTCTCATACATATAAGATAGTTAGATGTCAAAAGTATGATGAAGTACTTGAGGATGGTGCTAAAGGTAAAGACAGACTTATCTTCATGAAAGATGGGGATATAGTTGATATCAAAGGGAAGGGGAAGATACAAGATTTTATAAACCGAGAGATAGGTTTATCATATACTCTGTTTATGAACTCAATCATGTTTGGTCAGGGTATAAAAAGACTCATACAAGAATCTAATTCTGATAAGAAAAAGATATTCGAAGAAGTATTTGACTTAGAGTTCTTAAACCTTGCTAAAGGCATTGCATTACAAGATAAAAATAACTTGATATCTCAAATAAATGAGGTAGAGCATGAGTCTCAAATGCTTAAGAAAGAATTAGAGGCTAACAAGGAAGCTTACTTCGATATGAGAGATAGAGAAAAATCCTTCAAGCAAAAAATTAAAGAAGAAAGAAGAGAGTTAAAGCAAGATAGGGAAAAGCTAACTAAGCTACTAATTGAAAAACAAAAACAAATCAAGGATGAAGTAGATGCTTCGCTTCAGATAAAGATTAAAAAACAAAATGAACTAATCCTTGATTTGAGGAGTAAGATAAAAGATGCAAAGAATTTATCGAATGTACCCCTTAAGAAAGTAATCAAAGAATTGGTAATACAGTTAGAAGCCGGTCACTACAAATGTGCGTTACGTGATGCTAAATCAATATATAAAGCGTTTTCTGACCTTGACAAATATGATAAAGAGTATCAAGAGGCTTTAGAGAGGTTGGAAGAACTTAGTAGTGTAAATGATAGGTATAAGAAATTAAAATCAGACTGTGATGATATTGCTTCTGATATTGCTTCTATCGATGAAGATCTGGCTAAGCTCAAACAGGAAAAGCTTAGGGTCATGTCTCCCAAGTATAAACAGAAGCTTAAAGAGATTAGGAAAAACTTACGGAAGGTTGATGAAGACTTTCACAATAAAGAGTTAGAGTTAGAGAATTATAACTGGTTAATTAATGACCCATTGGGTAATAATGGGATTAAGGCTTACCTATTTGATTCATCACTTGAGTTCTTAAATAAATGCCTCGATAAGTATTCAGAGGTATTGGGATTTAGGATCGAATTTAATATTGATTTGGGTACTGCTAGAAAAGAATTTGTTACTCTTATTGAAAGAGATGGGCAAATAATTGATTATGATGAACTTAGCGGTGGAGAAAAACAATTATGTAATGTTGCAATGGCATTTGCAATGAATGAAGCTCTTACTGCTTCTAAGGGGATTAATTTAGCATTTCTTGATGAGGTATTCGAATCTTTAAGTTCAGATAATGTAGAAGTAGTTACTTCACTAATACGTCACATATTCAAAGAGAAAACTCTATTCTTGATAACCCACTTAGATTCACTTCCTCTTGGTAATACCAAAATTCTGCAAGTGGAAAAGACTCAAGGCCTGAGTAGGTACCAATTACTATAATGGTATATAAAAATACAATACACCATTATATTATGAACTCTAAGAATAAAGGAAATCGATTCGAAAGAAAGATAGGTGCTTGGTTTACAAAATGGACCGGGTACAAATTTGAAAGGAATAGAGCGGGGAGTGGAGCTTGGCATTCAAACAAGGACTCCACTTCCGATTTAACCTGTACTGATGAAAGGCATGCTCATAGATGTAAGATATCCATCGAATGCAAGAATTATAAAGAGATTAAGTTTGAACATCTACTCTTAGGTAATAAGGGATGCGATATATTGAAATTCTGGGAACAAGCTTCTAAGGATGCAAAAAGAGCAAATAAAGTTCCCATACTCTGTATGAGATATAATTCAATGCCCTCAGAAGAATTTTTCTTTGTAGTTGGAAAGGGTCTATCTTCCGTATTCTATAAACCACTATTCGATAAAGCCAATATTATGGTAATCGATGTACCAAAGATAGATGAGATTCTTTATGTATTCATGGCTAGTGATATACTGAAGAATGTAAACTATAAGTTAGTACATAAGCAAGCTAAGTTAATTCTTAAAAATCGGTAACCCATGAAGAAGCATACCCCATACTCATATTGTATATTTTACCTTGAAAGGAAGTACTGTGATAAAATCAATAAAGAACTCAAAGAAAAGGGGTATGACCAAATCAAGGCAATTATTCCTATGGTAAACGTATTAAGAAAAACCACAAAGGGTAAGATGGTATTCGAAGAAGTACCAGTATTATTCAATTATGGTTTTATGAGAATGCCCACTAAATTAGCATTCTCAAGGCCCTTTCTTAATAAGTTACGTAGGAATATATCTGGTATCAGAACTTGGTTACGTAATACCGAGACAATGCACCCAAGAAAGAAAAAGGTAAGGATTGACAATGCAGAAGACTTTGATGATTTTTCTTTAGTGGCTACTTGTAGTAGAAAAGAAGTAAGGCGATTTAAACGTATTGCTAGAGAGAATAAGAAGTTTTCAGTAGATGATTTAGTCAATGTAAAGCCTGGAGATTACTTAGTATTACGGGGTTATCCCTATGAGGGAGTAGATGCTACAGTATTAGAGGTTGACCATCTTTGTAAAAGAGTAAAAGTTCTTATATACCCTGAAATGGGAAGAATGGAAGTATGGTTACCTTTTGACAACGTTATCTATAGTGTATATTTAAATCATGACCCAGATAAGCTTTATGCTAATTCTGGGGAATATGACCCTAATCAGATAACCCATGAAGCAATTGATAGTATAATGAGATATAGGAGAATTTAATGTTATGAACGAAGCTCAACAAAAAGCCTGGAGTTGTTTAATTGATAAAGAACAACAGTCATTATTCCTTCAATTATCCGAAAGTAAATCTTCATGGGAAGCTGGTGAAATTTTAAAGTTATCTCATTACAAGTATCTTGAAATCCGAGAACGGTCAGAAAAATTCTTTAGGCTATTCTCGGATTTTTTTGAGAAACACACTTCTATTTTTCGACCAGATTGCCCCTGTGAGAGGAATTTCCAAGATTATATGGAGGGATGTTTAGAGAAACGATTAAAAAGAAAAGAAGCAAGCTTATTCACAGGAGACTCAGCTCAATTACTCCCAAAGGTAAACTCTAAAAATATAGAGAGAAACATGAAGAGGTTAAAGGAGTCTGATGATGAATGGGACATAGATACTCTAAGATTAATTCTTGAATTTGATAGGTGGAATAACTTTAGAATACTTCCAAGGATGCTACAACAGCCATCTGCATTTAAAAGGCGGTCGAATAAGAAGGATAAGATATATATCAAATACCTACTTAATAGGGTACCAGATTGGATGCACACTAAACTCAAGGAAAGGTTTAGGTATAAAGTAAAACCAGGAAAGAAAAAGTATTGGGTAGCTTTAATATCTGAGGACCTATATACCGATGGTTATCTATTGTTACCAGTAAGACCTTTGGATGAAGTAGTAGATGAATTCAGTAGATTTTACATGTATGTATTCAAAACTAAAGATGATGCTGATACCTTTGGTTTTATGGTATCTAAGTTTATGATTAAAACCGAATCTGTTAAGCTTGGACAAAAATTCTGGCCAGAGTACCGTTGCTGTGTGGAAAGAGCAGTAAACTATAATCAAGTGAACAATATAGAATTCAATATTAAGAAATTGGATATGGCTTATAACACACATATCAAGAGAAAGCCTAAAAAACCTAAATCCACTGCTGCGAACCGAGCAAAAACCTCGGATTTTTATAAAAATAAATAGAGAAATAAAATAAGATTAAATTATTTATTCTTATATTTGCAAAGAAAATAAATGAATACTTTAAAATATTAATGATATGGCAAAAAAGAGTAGAAAAGACCTGAAAGCTCCCTCCAAAGAGAAATCGAATTTCCTTGGTGCATCAGGGAGAAACATGACTTACAAGGATCTAAAGAGAAAGGCTATCATACTTGGTATGCCTTTTCCTGATGCTTGCTCTGCTGGAGTATTTGATCTACTTCATTTTATAAATGTTTCAGAAGAAAAACCAGACAGATCCTTAATAGATAAATATGATGATTGGATGGATAAGCAATTAGAGAATATTGGTTATTCAAAGGATGATCCACTAAGGAATTCTCGATTAAGGCTTGGGTTTCTTGGAGAAGAGGGGGAAAATGGGCAAAGAAGAACAAAACGGGTACCAGGGATAAAGAAACCTCGGGAAAAGAAACCTCCAAGAGAAAGAGATGAATTCAATCTTATCAAGGGTACTAAAAAATCTTATGTATTTGAATTGACTGCAAAGGGTTTTGAACTTGATAGGATTATTCGGAGAATGAAGAAAAAATTCCCTGAGGCAAATGAGAAATCGATTAACCTTTGGTATAGAATGGCAAAAAGGAATATCAATGGTAAAATTAAGGGAGGGAAATAACGAACCGATACGACCCGATAGGTATTATATTTGGACTTGGAGACCAGATACCACCAACAAGTATATAACTGAAAAAAGTCTATATAGGAAACACTTAACTGGTATCCCATATTTCACTAGACATCACGTAAAAGTTACTTTAGTTTATCTTTATGGAGTTGATGTTCTTCAATATATCCATATAATATCTGGAAGGAAACTAATAAGGCATGGTATTAAAGAATTATCCGATATGAACGGTACCCGATATAAATGGGGATATACTAAATTTTGGTACAAGGGTAAATTTGTACAAGCGAAGAAATTCATAATACCCGATGAATATCATATTGATAAACACCGACGAAGAAGATTTATGGTTCAAATGCACCGAGTCTTTAAGTCTAAAGGAAAAAAGGCATTCGATGAAAGATACTCAATTAAACTCTATGGACAACGGCAGGGCATATCTCCCAAGTATACAAGGCAAAAGAGATTACAAATCAATCTTGCTATCCTACAGGATTTACAACAGGCTGAGTCAAGAGGAGAAAAATAAATTCAATCTGTTATTCCTGCAGTATCCCCCATTGGTAGGTTCATTGGCTTTATATTTAAGAAAGAAGATGAACATCCCAATACAAAAGGTACTATTTATCAAAGCACAAAGGGATATGCTTGAAATATTCGATGAGGCATCACTTAAATTTTTAGGGTATTTGCCTAAAGAAAGGTTTATTAAGAAGTCTTTATTATTTCAAGGGTTTGTTCCATTAGAGAGTATTAAACTTAGAAGGTCTTATGCTTATATAATGACAAATAGGATGATAGAAAATCAAATATGGGTCTACCCAATTCGATTATCTGATAACTATAAAACAATGATAAAAGGGAAATACAAATCCTATACCGAAGTATTTGGGAAGGTGGGTATTCCTGGGATAACTAAAATTAAATATAGCAATGAATAATAACGAAGGTTTTAAAATCACAGCACATCAACCAGCAAACCCATTTGCAGGTAAGAAGTTTAAGATAGTCACTTATCAAGGTGACAAGGAACTTGCCTCTCAGGCAATAACAATTGAATCTCAATTAGAATTAAAGACAACTCTAGATGAGATAAAACAATTCAATATTGCTCAGGAGGGATTAGTAAAATCTGGGTATACTCAGAAATCCATACTGGTAAAGAAACTTATAACAGAGTGATATAAATAAATTATTAACCAACTTAAACATTACGAAAATGGCTAAGAAGAAAAAAGAAGTGGAACTGAAAGAAGTTTCCAGAACAGAAATCAATGGTGCAATCATCATTAAGTACGAAGACGGCTCAGTAAAGATTATCCCTGCTCCTATCATGCTTTCTGCCGAAGAAGCCGAAGACCTTTTTGGTTCTGAATCCGATGACGAGGAAGAAGAAGAAGAGGAAGAATCAGACGATGATGATGATGATGATGATGATGATGATGATGATGATTCCGAAGAGGAAGAAG